ACGGCGCTGTATTCCGGTTTCTCCCAGAGCATCGACGCGACGGCGGGGATGGACGTGGATGATTTCCGCGAAGCGCGCCGCCAGTTGAACGCGGCCAAGGCGCCGTTGAACAATCGTGTGGCGGTGCTGCACGAAGACGCCGAGTACGCGCTGCTGGGGATCGAGGAGTTCATCAACCGGGATTACGAGTTGGGCGACGCGCCGCAGGGCCTGATCAACGCGCTGACGGGGCGGTTCGTGGGCTTCAACGTCTTCATGGATCAGAAGATCGCCACGGCGAGCAGCGAGTGCAAGAATCTGTTCTTCCAGCGAAACGCGATGGTGCTGGCGACGCGCCCGCTGCCTCCGGCGCCCGAGGGAATGGGCGTTGTGCAGCGTGTGATGGCCGAAGACGGGATCGGGTTGCGCGTCACGATGTCCTACAGCGCGGATTACCTGGGCGTCCAGGTGACGATTGACGTGCTGTACGGGGTCGCTGAGTTGCGCGACAATCACGGGGTTGTGGTACGGACGACGGAGATTTAAAGAATTTAGTCACGGGGGGCGCCCGACACTCGCTGGAATACGCGAGGTCGCGCAAAAGGCGCGCGACTGAATGTCGGGCACGCCCTTCGGGCGGGAGGATGTGAGATGAGAAAGAACGGACGGTTGGTGAAGGTTTTGGGGCTGGTGATGCTGCTGGCGGTGATGCTGGGCGGTGGGCTGGTGATGTCGCGGGGTCCGGCTGAGGTGGAAGCGGCTGGGGCGTCGTTCCCGGTGACGATCACGGATGAGACGGCGATCACGGCGGATACGACGTACTCCGCGTATCAGTGGAACTGGGACGGCAACGACAAGGACACGATTGAGGTCTGGTACGACATCGACCACGGTACGACGAATACGGTGACGCTCTATATCGACGTTTCACCGGACAACAGTATGTGGAAGACGGCGTATTCGACGCCGGTCAGCGCGAATGCTGCGGATGCGACGGGGTACGCGACGGCGACGATCGTCGGGCGGTACTACCGGCTGCGCGCGGACGTGACGAATACGAATACGCTGACGATGACGTTGAAGGCTATTTACAAGTAGGTTAAGTAGTAGGTAGGCACGGACGCTCGCAAACTACGCGAGGTCAGCGCAGAAAGCGCGCTGACTAACATGGGGACTTCTGCGAGGTCTGCTACGCAGACTAAATCCCCATTGAGTTTACGTCCGTTGCGCCTACGGCGAGGAGAGTTTATCTATGGGCAAAACACAGGTGTATTACATCGTGAATCCTGCGGGGGCTGTGCACACGGTGACGCGGGCGCATGCTGCGGAGCGGTTGCGGCAGCCGGGGTATCGGCAGGCGACGAAGGACGAGATTGAGCAGTATGAGGCGCAGGAGATTCAGCGCGCGGATCGTCCGATTGCGAAGCCGTGGGATCCGACGCCGAAGCCGGTGGAGATTGAGGTTGAGGAGCCGGAGAAGAAGGGGTCGGGGTCTAAGAAGTAGTAGGTTGTGCTGGAGTGGAGGTGGCGCCCGACACTCGCTGGAATACGCGAGGTCGCGCAAAAGGCGCGCGACTAAATGTCGGGCACGCCTTCGGCGATGTTGGGTGCGCCGGGGACTCTACGAGGTCCCTGTGGGACTAAATCCCCGGCATGCCTGACGGCAAGGAGCGCCGATGAGCGAACGTAATCATTTGACGAACGGGCGGTTTTTGCACGATCTGGACGACTGGGTTCTGTCGGATGCAGCGTACTACGCCGGGGATGGTGACGAGCATTACGGTACGGCGCGCGTGCAGGACGGCGGTTCGATTGCGCAGGAGTTCAGTGTGCCGTATACGCGGGTGTATTCGCTGCACGTGGCGTTGAAGCCGGACAGTGACGTTTCGGGTAGTGAGGTGACGGCGACGGTGACAGACGGCGATGGGAACGCGGTCAAGGTGCAAAATCTGACCGGGTCGACGGATACCTGGGGCGAGACGACGGTGACGCTGGGGCTGGCGCCGGGGACGACGTACACGCTGACGCTGAGCAACGCGAGCGGCGGGGTGGTGCTGTTCGATGACGTGTGGGTGTATCACGTGCCGACGACGCGAGCCAACGTGGCGGCGCGGGTCAACGCGAAGTTGGGCCAACTGGCAACGGATCAGAGTCTAAGCACGGCGGCCAGCGGCGATCTGACGGAAGGCGATTTCACGTACGCGGTGGATGCCGGGTTGCGGAGCATCGGGGCGATCAATCCTGAGACGGGCGAGCCGGACGTGCGGTACGTGGAGCCGGAGCAGGTCGCGGCGTTGATCGACGCGGTGGAGCAGGAGATGCTGGAGCGGCTGGTGCGCGATTATTCGACGGTGGTCGATATTGCGGTGGGGCCGCGACGGGAGAGCCGCAGTCAGACGGCGCAGATGCTGCAGGATCAGGTCTCGAAGCGTGGTGGGGCGAAGGTGCAGGTGCGGCGGTTGCGGCACCGGGCGGATGATTATGAGATGGGGGCGTGACGTGTTAAGTGGGGCACCGAGGCCCCTGCGGGGGTCGCCCAAACTGCGGGCGACTAAACCTCGGTTGCGCCTGGCGGCGATGTGATGACTGCGTTTACGGACTTACTATCGGCGACGGCGACGGTGTCGCGGAATAGTGACGGCAGCGGGATGGTGGAGCAGGGCGATGTCTCTGTGATGCCGGTGATGCCGGTGGGGCAGCGGTTGGTTGAGGAGTTGGACCTGAACGCGCTGCGGGAGCCGGTGCAGACGTTCTGCGGTGACGAGGATGTGCTGGAGGGCGACCGGCTGGTGATCGCCGGGACGACGTACGAGGTGCGCTGGGTGGGGACGTGGCCGTGGGATGACAGTGACGAGTATCTGCATATTGTGGCTGAGGTGAACCGGCATGCTTGATGGTGAGATCAAGGGCTTAGAGGCGACGCAGCGGCGGCTGGCGCGGTTGGTGCAGGAGACCTCCGCGAACGACGGGCTGCTGGGGATTGTCGCGAAGGCGACGTTACGCGCGCACCGGTACGCGACGCAGATCGTCCACGTCCTGACGGCGCGGCTGAAGAACAGTCTGTTTCCGCGAACGTCGACGCGACGGAATCAGGCTTACGGTGTGGTGGGCACGAATGTGGTCTACGCACGGGTAGAGCACGAGCGCGGCGGGAATCATGCGTATTTCCGGCGCACGATTGACGAGGAAGGGCCGGGGATTGTGGCGATGTGGGAGCGGGATGTGGCGGCGATGGCGCGGCGAGCGGGTGAATAGATCAATATTATAGGGCACAGACACCCGCACAATACGCGGGGTCGCCAAAATGCGGCGACTAACATGGGGACCTCTGCGAGGTCTGCTACGCAGACTAAATCCCCATTGAGTTTATGTCTGTTGCGCCTACGGCGAGGTGTGTATGGCGATTCCGAGTAGGGCTGATATTCGAGGTCGGTGGGTGGCGCTGGTGACAGCGGAGGGGTCGTGGACGGGTGGTGTGTACGATCATCAGCCGGGGACGCTGGACGGCGACACGAAGGTGGCGACGGTGCACGGCGGCGAGGTGGTGCTGGAGCCGGTGGTGTTCGGCGGCGGGGATCAGGACGTGCAGATCCGGCTGCTGCACACGAATTACACGCGGCGCGATGATCCGGATCAGGCTGAGGATGATCTGGACGCGCTGCTGCTGGCGGTGGCGCAGGTGGCGCAGGATAATTACAAGGATTCGGCGGGGAATTGGCACGAGTTGGAGTTGTTGCGCACGGAGCCGGATTATTTCGTGATTAGCGGGCAGCAGTATCGGGCGGAAGTGGTGACGTTGGAGTTTACGGTGTATCAGTAGATGGTGGGTTACAAAGTTGCAATAAAGGTTGATGCACGGGGGGGTTGAGATGACGAAGTACTCTGGTAGTGATTTGGCGATTGAGTTTGGCGGTCAGGCCGTGGGGGATCATGGTGCATCGTTTGATGTTGACGAAGAACATGAAAGTCCAGATGTCACGGGGTTTGGGGATGACGATGGTAAGTCTATACCAGGCGGCGTTACAGATCGGAAGGCAACGCTGAATGGATTTGCAGATTCCGAGGAAACCATCATGGCAGCAGTGGCTCCAGGAACCAGTGACACGCTTGATTGGTATCCGCAAGGCAAAACGGATGGTAAACCCAAGAAAAGTGTTACGGCCAACGTTACAAAACTGAAAACCGGGTTTAAGGTTCGAGACAAGGTTGCGTTTACTGCGGAGTTCAATTTGAGTGGG